ACAACTTCAAACAGATTAGCACGGGCACCGCCACCTGTCAACTTACTCTTAAAGTCGGAAATCGTCCTTAATGGTGGTGGATTGACCTGATTTCTACTAGCCATAGTTGGTTAAACCTCTGTTAATTAAACGGAACCGATTACTTCTTCAAATGCAACACCAGTTCTGGTGGCAACGAAGGTTAGACCAATAAAGTTAATTGATCTTGCTGGTTTTATAAAGATATCCGCAACGAATTCATTTGAATCAATGACTGCTGCAGTGTTGTTTGTTTCATCGCAAATAACAACAAAGTCAAATATTCCTCTGTTTGCTTGAACATCCCTTAAGAATGGTTCAACTATATTTACGAAGTTTGTTCTAGTTAGTTCATCATTGAACTCAAAGAGTTGATCCTTAGCCGCTGCTGAAATAGCATCTTCAAGGAAGATAAACAATCTACGAACGTTGATACGGTCAAATGCTGATGACTTACCAAATCCAGTCTTATCTCCAAAGAGAATAATACCAGCACCAGGTGATTGAATAACAGGGTTAACTCTATTTGAATATAGAATGTCTCTCTGTTTCTTACCAGGATTGTAGATAAGTTTTACAGAATTTAATATTGATCCTCTTGCTGTACCTGCAGGTGAGAACCAAGGGAACTGTTCAATATCAGTTCTTGCACATGTTCCAGCGATGTCACCGTTTAGAGGTACATAGCGGAATGTATTGTTAAATCTATCAAACATATACTTGTATCCACTATCGAATACACCATATGTTGTTGATGTGATTGGTGCATAGAAACCAACCACATTAGTAGTGATTGTGTCTATATTATTCACAGTTACAGAACCGACTGAACTATCATTCAAGAATGCTTGACGATATGGAGAAACAAATGCAACTGCATCTTTTCTTAATTCAGCAACAGCAATTATTTTTTCAGCAACTGCCTGTGATTGTTCTTTAACGTGATGTGCAGCACCCATTAGAATGAAGTCAACTTCAATCTCTTCAGTATTTTCAAACAAGGTATAACCTGTTATCAAATCATCTACACCTGAGTTAAGAGCACCACTTGTTGTGTAGTCTGCTGCCCCACCGTAGTTTGTTCCACCTCCAAGTGAACCAGTAAATACTCCAGACGCACCGAAGTTTACTCCACTTGCATCTTGATCCCAACCACTGTCAGAATCTAATGTGTTTGTTGAAGATGTACTGTAACCAGTAGTTGTAATACCAGTAGGAGCACTACCACCGTAGATATACTTTGAGTTAGTTGCAAGATACTTTCTCCAGTAAGATGTTGAACCTACTGAATATTCACCATCTTTCGCTTTAGAAAGACTTAGGTGTTTTTCAAGAATTGTTCCAGTATTACCCGTAACTAATCCTTTATCATCAATGACAACAACGTGAACTTCGTCAAATCTACCACCTCTTGAAGCAGCGTATGATGAAGTACCAGGTGCATCTGCTAAAGCATCCCATTCTAATTTAATAGGATTACCATTTGCATCTGTACTTGTAAGTACAATATTTTGTTGCTCAAACCAATCTTGTTGTTGAGTATAACTCTTTGATTGACCTGTTGCAGTAACTGCTTGACCCGCAGTTGTAAGTCCAACTGTACCAGTTGAAGTAAAGTTATAAACTCCACCATTCTGATAGTTAACATTTGTTTCTGCACCAGCAGCTGATACGTGTGAAACAACTTTTACATCGATAGTTGTAGCTGAACCACCTGTAACTATGCCTTTAACGTAACCGTCAAGTACACTTGTTCCAGCAGAACCAGCAACGATCCTACCTACAGCAGTTTGTGTAACAGCAGTTCCAACAGTAACATTACCAGAAGAAACTGTTAATATTTGATCTGCTTTTGCGTCTATTATTGAAACTCTAATTCCATTTGCATAAGTGCCAGGTGTTTTCGATGCTATTGTTACACCAGTGATAGTATTTTCATCATAACCTAATTGGTTGTAATGAGTATCACTCTTAATTCTTATACTGGACGCACTTCCTACAAAAGCATTTTTTAATCCTACACCAGTTGCGGTGTTAAAATCATCGGCACGAACAACTTGTAATGTTCCCCCGTATGCTAAGTATGAAGATGCAACCATCCAGTATTCATAGTGTTTGTCTACTGAATAGGGTTGTCCAAAAGTTTGTAATAAATCCTCCTCACTCTCAATGAGTTGAGCTTCCTCAACAGGACCTTTCGTAAAGGGAGCAACTAACGCACCAATAGAGCCGCTTGTAGCGTCCACTCTACCAATAGTGAGGTCAACTTCTCTTACTACTATACCAGGAGAGGCTAAATTTAAAGCCATATTGTATTCTCCGATCTCAGAATATTTTTTCTGATATTATTTATTAAAACCACCATTTACATCGGGGAAACCGTGCATGAACTACCAATCTGGGTATTCCCAACTCTTTATCTGTACTTTCTTCTTCCCTTTTACTCTTTTAATAGTACATTCCTTACATTCATATGAATAAGAAGACTTTATATTTTTATTCTTTCTTATCAAATAATATCCATCTATTAAATCTTTCATTTTACCACAAACTCTGCACTTTCTTTCTGAGAGTGTGAAATGACCAAGTTCTAATTGTTCATCAAATTCCATTATAGAACTTGCATTACACCAACTATCTCAGGAAAGGTTTGTATCAAATGTTTTTCAATACCCATTCTTAAAGTTTGTGCACTCATTGCACAAGTTTCACAAGCACCACTTAATCTAACCTTTGCAATTGCTGCTTCCTCTCCTTCCTTTACTCCGTAATACATTCTTATATTCTCCTCTAAATTATAATCCAACTCTACAAATTCAAGATACCCACCATCTGATTCGATGTAAGGACGTATATCATCTAGTGCTTTATTTACTTCTACTGGGTCTAACATTAATAATAATCCCACATATAGGAACGATCTCCATATTCATCAGTTTTCCATAAATCACCATCATTGTCAACAAATGTATCGTTATCAAAACCATCTGATATGAAACCAAATGGTGCCATATCTTGCTCAATCTGATTCTTTTGGTCTTCATATATTCTCTTTCTTACATCATTATCAGTCATTTCTTTGAAATAATCCTGTGCAACTAACCAAGAAAATATAACAAGACACATTGCTAGGTCATCATTACATCCTTCTTCTGCCTCAAATGAGTTATGTTTTTGTGCAAATGTAGTAAGTTCAGAGATAATATCATAGTCACATACTATTATCTTATTATCTTCTAGCATTGTTTTTAAATTAGAGCAACCTAATTTTTTAACTGCTGCTGTGGTTCTAACACCAAGTTGAGATCTTTTGCCACTAAAACCAGCACCAACTACCTGACCATTACGTCCTCTTTGTGAACACATCAATAGATTTTCATATTCTAAATCATAATTTAAGATAGATGCTACTTGGTCTCCAATATCATTTACCTCTACAAGAACAAATGCTTTATTGTATGCAGTTGCAATATCATAAATGACATTTGGAAATAACATTGGTTTGATTTCATTATTACGATACTTACCTACAACCTTATAAGGAAATTCTGTAATATCAAAAACTAAAAATGCTGAGTAATCATTACCAAGACCACGAGCAACATCGACTGTAATCATATAATTATGATCTTTTCTTGGCACTTCATATATGTCAAGACCAGCATTTCTTTGTATTGGGTCTTCATATACAAGTGTTTTTAATTTTGCAGGGTTAATTAGAGTATTAACAGATCCTAGAAACTCGCATTCAAACTCAACCTTAAATTGTTGTTCAGATGTGTTTGCAATTGTTTGTTCTCTCCATGCCTCATCTCTACCTGGTACTTCAGACCAATGAACATCAGTAGGTTTATATTCATTCTTTCCTCTTTCCGCATCATGCCACATTCGATAGAAATGATTCATACCTCTTGGGGTAGAAACAATTATAACTTTTGTTTTTTGACCAGATGAAATTGTAGGATATACAGATGCAAAGAAGTCATCTGCAATGTGATTTGGAATGAACGCAAATTCGTCTAAGAATATAACGTTGTATGATCCACCTCGAACAGCAGATGATGATGTAGAGTTAGCAGATATTTTTGACCCATTCTCGATTTCTAATGAACCTTTGTTCCATGATATGATACCTTGTTGCATCCATCTTGGTAAATTTTCATATGCAAGTTGTAATCTACCTAGTAAATCACGGGCAGTAGAAGCTTTGTTTGCAAGTATAGCAATATTAACATTATCATTAAATATTGCATAATGTAAGAGATAAGATACCACTGTCGTAGACTTACCTGTCTGCCGAGGCATCTTACAGATGTTAAAACGGTGTTCATGGAAATTTTCAATTAATTTTTTCTGAAAATCATATTGCTTGAAAGGAACTAGTCCCTCATCAAGAGATACAATCTTTATATAATTATTCGCAAAATATACAGGATCATTTTTACACTTCATGAATTCTTGGATATTCTCCTTTGTAAATTCAATCGGTGTATTTGCTTTTTTTAAATTTGGATTACCAAGATAAACTTCACTCATATTTACTTATC